TTCTGACATCAATTTCCGGTTTCTGCCGTGTCTGGTGTCTGGGTTGGCGTACCAGTTGGCGCTCAAGTACGCCCCTGATCGCATTCAGCTCCTGAAGCAGGTGTACGAAGAGGACTTCCTCCGTGCCTCGATGGAAGATCGGGACACCGCGAGTTCCCGTTTTGTTCCGGATTTAGGCGGCTAAGATGGCTTTCGCTTCCGCCAAATACGCATACGGACTCTGCGACATTTGCGGACAGCGTTATCGCCTGACAGATCTTCGTAAGAATTGGAAGGGCTTTATGGTCTGCTCACGCGACTATGAGCCAAAAGAGCCTCAGTTATTCCCGATTAAGGGGACTGGGGATGCAGTAGCCCTGCAGGATCCCCGCCCGGATCGCACTGAGCCGCTGGTTGTTAGCGTGGGCGCGGTGAACGATGCCTTGTTTGGCAGCACTGGGATGATGCCCGCCTCTCTGCCACAGCCGATCAAGGCGCGCGGGTACATTGGTACTGTTACGGTGACCACCTCATGACATATGCTGAATTAGTAGATGCAATTCGCAGTTACACGGAACTTGATTCTAACGTACTGACGTCTGCGCTTATCGATACGTTCATTCTCCTATCCGAAAATCGGGTACTTAGGGACATCGATTTAGACGTATTTAAGAAAGAAGCTACCGCTGCGATGACTTCTGGGAACAGGTTTATTCCAGTCCCAAGCGATCTATTAGTGCATCGGTATCTAATGTTCACCAATAGTGATGGTGACCAGACTATGCTGGACTTCAGGGACATGTCCTTCATGAAGGAATACTGGCCTGATTACGCTACGACGGGCACGCCTAAGTATTACTCTGTTTTCTCGGAAGACACATTTTACATTGCCCCTACTCCGGACAGTAATTACGCCGTCCAACTTGGCTATGTATACCGCCCTACACAGTTGTCCTCCTCGAACACGGAAACATGGCTAAGTAAGAATGCTCCGGAAGCATTGCTGTATGCTTGCCTTGTTCAGACATATAGCTACACCAAGGGTCCGCTGGAAATGCTGCAGTATTTTGAAAACAGCTATCAACAAGCGATTCAATCTCTGGGCATCGAGCAACAAGGACGCCGCCGCCGGGACGAATACCGGGATGGCATGGTGCGTCTTCCGATTAAATCCGAATCTCCGGGCCCTGTGTTCGGTCAAGGAGGTCGATAGGTTATGTTCGGCGTAGAGGTCAAGGTTGATCTACCCTTTGATGTGAAGGTGCAGACCACGAATAACAGGGGCTTTACCCCGGAGGAGCTTGCGGAGCAGGCTCTGGATAAGATTGTGTCGGTGTCGGATAACGCCGACCCGATGGTGCGTGAGCAGGCTCACGCGTTTAGAGAACGCATCCGTGCGGTACTGGTTCACTATTTGAAGCAGGCGGCCCGGAGCGATAGGACCACGGTCTGTGCAGCTTTAGACGCGGCGGGCCAGAAAAGCCTTTCTGAAATGATTAGGAGACTCTGATGGCAATTTCACAGGCAATGTGCACCAGCTTCAAAAAAGAATTGATGACTGCTACGCACGATTTTACCCCGTCAACGGGCAGCACTTTCAAAATCGCGCTGTATACCAGTTCAGCGACTTTGGATGCTACGACTACGGCGTATAGTGCAACTAACGAAGTAGCAAACGGCAATGGTTACACTACTGCCGGTGAGACCTTGACTGCCGTAGCTCCGACTACTTCGGGCACGACTGCATATACTGATTTTGCAGATGTCACGTGGTCGTCCGCAACCATCACCGCAAATGGTGCATTGATCTATAACGATTCTGCTTCGGGTGATCCGGCGGTTTGCGTATTGGCTTTCGGTGGTGACAAGACCTCTACCAACGGTGACTTCACAATTCAGTTCCCGACGGCTGACGCGTCTAACGCCATCATCCGTATTGCGTAACTAAGGAAGAACAGTGGCCTACGCTTGGGGCGACGACGGCTGGGGCATACAAGGCTTCGGCGGCGTCGAAAACACCACTGTTCTGTTAGAGGGCTGGGGCCGTGGTTCGTGGTCTCAGGCCGGATGGGGGCAATCCGTCTCCACGATTGAGGCGACGGGGCAAACAGGTTCTGTAGTTATCGCCGCTAATGCGGCGGTTTCTGTATCGGGCGTATCGGCTTCGACCACGCTAGGTGCTGAAACGGTTGTTGCGAAGGCTGTTATTGCGGCCACAGGTGTATCGGCTACTGGTGCGGTTGGTGACGAAAGCGTTGTTGCGAAAGCGGTCATTGCTGCTACGGGTGTATCCGCCAGTTCGGCACTGGGTGCAGAAACCGTTACCGCAGCGGCAGTTGTATCGCAGACGGGCGTAAGCGCCACGGGTGCAGTAGGCTCAACAACGATTGTTGCGAAGGCTGTTGTTACGCCGACTGGTGTTTCGAGTACGAGTTCGCTCGGCGCAGAAACTGTAGTAGCAGATGCTAATGTAGCAGTTACGGGCCTCGAAGCGACTACGGCGCTTGGCGATGAGACGGTTACCGCAGGGGCTGTAGTTGTAGAAACGGGCCTTGCAGCAACGGGAGCGGTTGGCAGCGTTTCGCTAATCACCGATCAGGTGCTGTCGCTGACTACGCTGCCGTCTATGACGGCTCCTCTTGGCCGTATTACGCAGCGTACCGAGAACACGATCCCGGTTACCGGAGTATCGGCTACAACCAGCTTAGGCAACGAAACCCCGACTGCCGCAGCGACGGTCGTAGAAGACGGAGTATTTGCTACAGTAACAGTTGGAAAAGTTATCGTTTGGGGTAAACTTGGCACAGACGCGCCTAGTGCGACATGGACTAGCGCAGCAAGCCCACCCAGTGCAACATGGACTGAAACAGGAACGGGCGGCGATCTACCGTCTACCACATGGACTAGATTGGCCGCTTAGGAGCTAACACATGGCTAGTACTTACACAGCAGCAGGTATTGAACTTATCGCGGATGGCGAACAGTCCGGTACTTGGGGGCAGACCACCAACACCAACTTTGAGTTGTTTGAGGAAATGATCGCAGGGGTCGTTTCCATTGCCTTATCTTCTACTACCTACACCTTAACTACCTCGGATGGCGCCTCTTCGGAAGGTCGCCACGCAGTCATCGTGTTCACCGGCACTCCGGGCGGTACGTGTACCGTGACCGTAAGCCCGAACGACATGCAGAAGGTTTACACGATCAAGAACAGCTCTGACCAGACGGTTACTCTGACGCAGGGTTCAGGTGGAAACGTCAGCATTACCGCAGGCTCAATTAAGACGGTTTACTGCGATGGCGCAGGCGCCGGTGCGGAAGTGGTAGACATTTCTGGCACGGCCACTCTGACCAGTTTGGGTGTTACGGCCAGTGCGGCGGAGCTGAATACTCTGGACGGAATTACTTCGACGGTAGGCGAACTGAACCTTGTTGACGGTTCCGTTGCAGGCACCGTGGTAAATAGTAAAGCGGTCATTTACGGCGCGTCCGGTGAAGTCAACGCGACCACGCTTCAGATCGGCGGAAGCAGCATCACGGCTACGGCGGCTGAACTGAATACGATGGACGGCATCACCGCTACGGTAAGTGAGCTGAACCAGCTTGACGGTGTAACCCTGAGCAACTATGCGGATCGCACTGCCGATGCTGCATGGACTGGCTCACAACGCGCCACGGTAGTGACGGACAACGATGGCAGCTTCGACATGAATGCAGGGCAAAACTTCTCCTGCACTCCGACTGGCTCAGTCACGCTGACCTTCACTAACATTGCAAACGGCCAGTCTGGTTTCATCCTGCTGGTGAACACCACTCCGCAGACTGTATCCTTGCACGCCAACACCAAGGGCGACGCTAACCTCGCTACCACGTTGAGTACCGCAGGCACTTACCTGTGCAGCTACTTCAGCAACGGTACGAATGTCTATGTAACCACTTCAGCGGCGATTGCATAAAAATGGCTATATTTCCGGGTTCTGCGATTCCTTCAGCCGTTGCGGCTGGCTACACCATCGACCAATCCCTGAGATTCAATGACGATGATTCTGCTTACCTGAGCAGAACTCCAGCTAGTGCGGGTAATCGTAAGACTTGGACTTGGAGTGGTTGGGTTAAGCTAGGTGCGTTCGATGGTAACGACACATTTTTTTACTGTAATCACGGCGTAGAAGGGATTCTCCGTTTTGATGCTGCTGGTGGGGGTTTAGAGCTTACTATTGATGGGGCTACGGTTTTTGTGGTTCCTTCAATGAAGTTCCGTGATCCTGCTGCTTGGTATCACATTATGTATGCGGTAGATACTACCCAAGCTACTGCTTCAGACAGGATTAAAGTTTATGTTAATGGATCTCAGGTAACAGATTTAGCAACATCTAATTATCCAACGCAAAATTACGAAACTCCTTTTAACTCGACTAGCACACACAAGATAGGAGCAAGAACATCAGAATACTTCGACGGCTACCTAGCCGAAGTTCATCTTATTGATGGTCAAGCACTGACTCCAGATTACTTCGGTGAAGCCGATGCTACCTATGGACATTGGAAACCCATCGAGTTTGATGTATCAACAACTCCAGCAGCGTCTTATGGAACCAATGGCTTCTACCTGCCGTTCGGTGGCGATGCAATCTCAAACTATTATGAAGATGCTTCAGGCAACAACAATGACTGGACTGCTAACAACCTAGCCGCTACCGATGTAGTGCTGGATAGTCCTACGAATAACTTTGCAACTTTAAACTCAACATGGGCTGGAATAACCAATTTGTTGCAGGGTAATCTTCAGTGGAAAGGCACTACTAGTGTAATATGTCCAGCAACTATATGGCCCACATCTGGTAAATGGTATTGGGAAGTTGATCCAATTGGACGATATGCGTCTGATCCTCGTATTGGCATGATTATACCGGGAGAGGCTGATCCAGTTGGACAGACAAGTTTAGGTTCCAAAGCGAATTCTGTTCAAATTGCTATGTATACTGGTGGTAATCTAATTTCTTCAAGTATATCTGGAGCAACAGTTGCCGGTTCTGTCGGTGGTTTTGGTCAAGGATATGTCTGGGGATTTGCCTATGATGCTGACAATGGGAAACTTTGGATTAGCCAAGATGGTGACTTTACTGTTGTATTAGCAGGATCTAATCCTTCAACAGCAACGAATCCTGCTGTATATGGACTGCCTTCTGGACAATTTTTTCCTGCTTTATCCGATACAGACGCAGGGGCTACTTATCAAGCATATCCAAAGGTCAACTTTGGGCAAGATGCAACTATGATGGGTGAACATACTGTCCCATCTCCATATTCAGATGATAATGGCTATGGATCATTCCAGTATCAACCACCGTCTGGATTCCTAGCCCTGTGTACGGCTAACCTTCCAGAACCCGCAGTAATTCCGGGTGAACACTTCAATACGGTGTTGTATGCGGGTAATAGTTCTACTCAGAGCATCACAGGTGTAGGTTTCCAGCCAGACTTTACTTGGGTCAAGGTTCGCAGTTCCACACAAAACCATTCATTTAATGATTCTGTGCGAGGTGCTGGATACTACCTTGTGTCTAATGCAACTGCTGCCGAAAGATTTCAAGGTGAGTTTGATTCATTTGATTCAGATGGATTTTCACTAACATACGATGCAGCAGAGGGTGACTATAACGCCAGCGGGAAAACCTATGTAGCATGGAACTGGAAAGCCGACAACACTTCCGGTAGCAGCAATACTGACGGTAGCATCACTAGCACCGTAGCTGCGAATACTGCGGCTGGATTTAGTATTGTTAGTTATACGGGTAATGGAACAGCAGGGGCAACTGTAGGGCATGGTTTAAGTTCTGCCCCTGAATTAGTAATCTATAAAAATAGATCCTCTGCATTGGCTTGGTTTGTTCAGGGTGGCCCTACTGTTTTCACAAATGTAAGTCCCGCCTACAACTTTAGACTTTTGTTAAATGATACCGGTGCTATTGCATACGACACTAACCACTTTACTGCTGATCCAACAAGTTCAGTTATCACTGTTGGATCTTCTGGTTATACGAATGGTTCAGGTTCAAGCCAAATCGCCTACTGCTTCCACTCTGTAGACGGTTACTCCAAGTTCGGTAGCTACACAGGTAACGGTTCGGCAGATGGCCCATTTGTGTACACAGGGTTCCGTCCAAGATTTCTTTTAGTAAAAAACACAGCTTTATCTTCAGGAAATTGGCTTATTTGGGATTCTGAAAGAGATCCATATAACGAATCCGATACCACGTTGAAGGCAAACTTGAGTAGTGCTGAGTATTCACCAGATTATCAAATGGACTTTTTGTCCAATGGATTTAAGTTTAGAAGTGCCCAAACCCATGATAATGAAAACGGGGTAACGCATATCTACATGGCCTTCGCCGAGTATCCGTTTAAGTACACCAACGCTCGTGGCAGCAGCTACGATAAGTACACTCCGCCGGATACCACCTACACCATCGACCAGTCACTGCGGTTCAATGATAACGACAGTGCATACCTGAGCCGTACTCCGAGTGCAGCAGGTAACAGAAAGACTTGGACATGGTCTGGCTGGGTTAAGTTGGGAAATATTCCTAGCAACGATACTTTGTTTTCTGCCAAAACAAACACAGCACAAATTTGGCTTGCTGGAACTACTGGACAACTTAGAATTGAACAGTATAACGGAGCAGGTGGTTATAATTTTCGGTATGACTATGAAGGATTTATTAGAGATCCTTCTGCTTGGTATCATCTTGTCGTTGCTTTTGATACTGCAAATGCAACAGAAGCAAATCGCATTAAAGTGTATGTCAATGGCATTCAGCGGCAAATAAGCTATACCTATAACTCAATGTCACAGAACTTTGAGTCTGAATTTAATAATTCCGAAACTCATTGGCTTGGAACTTTAGGGTCACAGTATTTTGACGGCTACATGGCCGATGTTTACTTCATCGACGGTCAGGCATTGGGGCCAGAACATTTTGGCTACAAGGATGCTACCTACGGTGACTGGAGGCCAACCACTTATCGTGACGGCAATCCAAACCCAGACTACGGCAGCAACGGCTTCCACCTGAAGTTTGAATCAGGCTTCATCGGCACGGACAGCAGCCCGATGGGTAATGACTGGACGGCCAATAACCTGAGCGGCACGAACGATGTTGTTCTGGATACGCCTACGAATAACTTTGCTACTTGGAATCCTCTTGTAAAAGGAACTCAAACTTTTTCAGAAGGCAATCTGAAATGTGTTCTTGGTGATGACTTTGCAACTCCTTGGAGATTTGGCACTCAAGCAATGACCACTGGTAAGTGGTACATGGAGTTCATTCTTGTATCTGGGTACA